AATCGAGGATCACTTGGCGTTTGTGCCAGGTTTGGGCTTTTATGACTACACCTAAAAGTTGATGTGTTTGTCAGGCATGAGTGGTGTACACGACTAGCACTCGTACATAGCTTGAGCCATGCGTTCGCGCCTTCGGATATCATTCCAAGCATCTTCGTTATCGTCAAAATCTTCTGGAATGCAAGGGCAGTCGGTGTGCCTATGTCGTTCAGAATCACCTCGTCGATAATGGCCTTGCCAGTAGCAGTCATCTGGGTCGGGTTCCAGTTGTGAAAAGTTTTCAGGATCCATGCAACGTGATCTCGTGATGAAGTATTGAGTTCCCGGAGTCGCGTGAATGGAGCACCAGCGACATAGCCTTGGGTCCGATTATCTCGTTTAGGAGTGAATACTGGTCCCGCAACGAAAGGGTACCTTTCAAGTAGTAACTTACGAGTTTCTTCAAGTTCTTTTCTGAGAGACGATGCAAGTTCCCATGCAGCGCGTTCATTAAAATACCATCCATGTAGTTGTTGTTTAGTTAGTAATTGAGCAACCTCGTGCTCTAGCGCAACCCACTCAGGTAAGGTTGGAAATGGTCGCATAGTTCTTTGGTGACGTTTACATCTTGTTTGCAGTAGTCCTGCATTTCTTCAGAGAACTCTCTCCAATCACTATCCTTTCCGAATGCACCTTTGTACACATTTAATCTGTGACCCCAGGCTTCAAGAGAGTGTCTTCCATAATTCTGTAAAGGTAGGTTTTGTAGCTTGCCTTCTTTCTTTCGCTGATGATCTCGTTCAAGGAGATTAGTGTGGTAAAGCCTAGACAGAAGTAATGTATCCACTACAAGTGCCTTAGGTTCAAACCAAGGAAAGAGTTTTTGTATGCAAGGAATGTCGTAATTAATTACATTGTGGCCAGTAATTATGTCTGCATCTTCTAATCGTTGGATGCCTCTGACAATGGGTTCTTCTTTACCTTCGTCGTTGTAAGCAACTGTTTCGTCAGTTTCGCTGTCATAAATAACAAGGCAGTGGATCTTGGTAACATCATCTAGGAGTCCGTTACTCTCCAGATCGAATACGAGCATTAGTCCATTGGTATGTTTTATCTACAAACTGTGCTTTCTTAATTGCTTCAGCTGTAGGTGGGTTTGGTTTAGTAATCTGGTTCTTGGTCGAACACTGCTGCAATTCCTGATTCATTAAATGTACTTGTTGTTTTGTCGTATTTCAGTTGACAGACTTCGCCAACATTCCCTGTATGGCGATCTTTAAGGCATCGCAAAGTTGTAAGATTTGATTCAGATCCGCTCTGCTGATCTCCTTCGAGCGCAAGGACGCAATCTGAGAGTTGACCCACAGCTCTGGATCCGCGCAATGATCGGAGTTGCACTCTTGCTCCTTCTTCATGGCTTCCTCCATTAGGTGGTGATGATGTGTGACATACAAGAAATAATGTGATACCTGAGCGTTCTACTAGTGATCTAAGTTTTGTCATGGTTCGGTCAATCATGACCCGTTCGTTATCGCCTTCAAGCCCACTTAATAGAATTGACAGGTGATCTAAGAACACAACCTTTGTTTCTAGTCCGGCTGCCATGTACTCAATCCGATCACATATATGGTCAGGATCAAATGAACCAAATCCATCAAAGAGGTTTAGATCCCATTTAGCTACCGTCTGATCAAATATCTCTGTTAGCTCGCCTCGTTGTTGTTCTCCGAGGTGTAGAGACTTTCCAGCGGCGCAGGACATGAGTCCAAGGATTGTTCTTCGATTAGACTCCTCAAGGCCCAAATAACTGCACCCGACTCCCTTACTGAGAAGGTGAGCACATACTTGTCTGAGCCAGCTTGATTTTCCGACGCCAGAACCTGCAGTAACCGTAATAAGGGATTTCCTCCTGATCCCGAGTATTCTTTCGTTGAGCGTTGGGAATGGGTAGTCATAATCTGATGGTGGTTCAGGGGTTGTTACTAGATCTAAAAGATTTTTGGCATTAACAATCCCGTCTGGGCGGTATTGCTGATGGTCGTAATTACATACTGCACGTATTGCCTCTTGATCATCTGCTTGTAACGCTTCAGAGGCATCTTTATATGACTCTAGAAAGCCTGTGAATGCCTTGCCCGGTGGAAGTACAGCTGCCGCTTCTTTAGCGGCCTTCTGGCCTGCTTCATCGTTATCAAAGAAGATAACTACCTTGTCATAATGGTTGATCCATTCGTAGTTATTTTGGAATGCTTTCTTAGCTGCAGCAGCTCCATTCGGAATTGAGACACAGTCCCAATTTGGCTGGGCCTCCCAAACGCTCATCGCGTCCATCTCGCCCTCCACCACAACTAACTTCTTAGCTTTCTTAGTTGTTTTATGTCTGAAGTTCTGCATTCCAAAGAGGGTTTTGACCTCTCCTTCGCAGCGAAACTCCTTACCTTTTGTTCTTACTTTTGCTCCGACAACTTTTCCATCGCCATCGAAATAATAGTGGCGTAGTAGTTCTCCGTCTCTGTAGGTTTTGTAGAGTTCTGATGTTTGCTCTGTGATTCCACGCGATTGTAGCCGTCTGGCTGATCCTTGTAGTTGTACATTGCTCACTTGAGTTGTGTGAATAGTGTGGTTGTCGCCATGTGTTCGGGCATGGCATCTAAAGCAAAATGTATGGCCATCTGAAAACAGACTGTTGGCATCAGATGACCCACATTGATTGCAAGGTATATGTTTTACGAACTCATTCTCTAAGTGAACCATTCCATTGGTATGTTGGTGAATGATGTCCAAGGAATACCTAAGCGTTCACAGTATTTGGCGTAGGTAGTTTTAGATTTCTTGGTGATCTTGTTATATGGTGATTGAAACACCATGCGTAAATCTAATTCTGGATGCTGTTCTTTTACGTTACGAATCTTACGTCGATCCTCACTGTCCCAGTAGCCTTTGCATTCAAGAAAGATGCCATTAGGTAGTAGAAAGTCAGGCGTATAAATGTGCTGGATGACGTATGGAACCTTAGTGGATTCATATTCATACTTGACACCCAACTCACACATAAGATCAGCAACTCGTTCTTCAAGTCCTGATCGAAAGGCCATTAGAAGTCGCCTTCTTCCTCTTCTGGTGCAGGTGCTGGAACAACATTAGGCTCTTCAGCTTTATAGCCTTTTGTTTTACCAAACATCTCTGCAGCATCAGTCTCATCCATTAGATCTCCAGAGTCAGTTCCTGCTGAGGATGACAACGAAATGATTTGGATAGCCTTTAGCTTGAGAGTTGTTCCGTAGGTTGTTTTATCAGCTAAGATGTAAGGCTTTTGAAAGAATGCAAGCTTTACTTTGCTACCGCTGTAAAGAGGAATGTTTGTATCACTAATTGTAGTTCCTTCCGAATCAACAATTGGCGGCTTGGTTTCTTCATTCCAGCCAAATTTGACTTGGTACATACCTTCGGAAACTTCTTCCCAAGGTTCTGGTTTGCATAGTGCTCGTTTTGGGTTCTTTAGTTTTGACAAACACCAGTTGACACCATTGACTCGATCTTCTTCGAGTTTGTCAACCATATCTTGGTCTACAACTGCCATCAGTTTGTAGCCAAATTTGCCTGGTTTCAGTACTGCCTGGTATCCTTCGAGAGTTACAGGCTGTTCAGTTACGAATGTATTGCGGGACATTAACAGAAAAAATAAGTTGATTTGATTACTGACGCAGCATTTAGTGTGCCAATAATTGGTGGTTCGGTTTCAGCACCGATTTGTTTTGCCCAGTCCGTTAGGTAATCTTGTTCTGCAAATAAATGCATGTATGTTTCACGAACAAGGGCTGAAATAGTATCCACGTCAGTAGCACGACATAAAACCGAGTCGTGTATGAGGGCCAGCGGATTGTTGAAGCGGATTGCAGATAAGTGGAGTAATGAGGCATCAGCGGAATGAATAAGATTGGGACTAGTTGCATTTTTATGGTGGTTCTTATCAACTTCCCCTTCGTCTGAAGTAGCTACTCTTAGGTTACATTTACCCATT